GGAAAATGGAACTGATAGGTGTTATCTGCATCTCGGACTGGAAGTCCCATGCCAGTTAGCATATACAAATCTGGAGATAGGTTTCCATGGGTATGCTTGAAAAGCCCTAGTGTCTGCTCAATCCAGGTTTTATATTCATCACAATCATCGTTAGCTCGGGTATATGGCACCTTGATCTCTACGCTTTCAAGGAGCCAAGTTCCAAAGGTCTTGATAGGACGAAAATGCTTCATAGTCCTGATATAGCGTCAGTCTACAGGATGTCAAACCCAACGAAGCTTGAACAGCTGAGCATGGTGTCGTCGATAAAAGAAGAACACGTGAGTTCCACTTCGATCAGGAACAAAGCTGCGACATCTCCAAGGATGTTCATCGGAGGTTTTATCAAGAGCCAAGGCAGCAGGACCAATCATTTCCAGCCAATCGATAACTGACTGATCGATACGAAGAGCCAGATATGCACCGCGGGACATACCAACTTTTGTCGCGTGCTCGTCATATCCTAGGAGAACTGCATACTCGCCTGCGGGTGTGATCCAGCAGTCGCCATGGCTCACCACAGGCATTGGAATCTCATGATGAAGAAAAGGGCATCGCGACGAGCCTTAAAACGATACACAGTAAAATACCGACCATACATCTCGAGGTGCTCTGAACGTTCACGGCCTACTGTCCAACGTCCATTGATATGGTGTTCGCACCATTCTTCGATTTCAGACATGTGCTGTGAAAAGGCCGCCTCTCGGATTAGAATTGATTCTAATCCGTGAAGCGCATCGTCTCCTCGAAGTGACAGAATTGTTCTCAGGTTCTTACCAGGGAGTGTCAGTGGAATGATAACAGAAGTCCAATCTTGCTGCACTTTTGGATTATGCGTAACAAACCTTCCCACACTACGTCCATCGAATCCTATAAGCTTCAGCATCCTTCTTACGCGAGAATTCAACATAAAGTCTATAGCGATGTGGCATCTCAGGGTTATCTGAAGCGATATCATACCGCATCACATGTTTGATCTTTTGGTCGTCTAGCCAAAAGATTCGTTCACACATCATGATATGAAACTTGTCATCTTCCCAGATGAATTCATCGAATTGTTCCCAGTTGCAAGGTCGGAACACTTGAACATAAGACACTGGATAGAAAAAGGTTTGGATGAGACCCCTTGAGGTCTCATCCAACTGGATGGCTTCAGCGTGCATGGTATCACCCGTATTGTAGCTTAAACATCATTGCATCTGTTGAGTTATAGAACTCGATAATGACGTGACTATCTACGGGATCACCCACAAACCCATGATACCACTCAAAGTCTTTTACCTTGTGCCTTTGAAAACAAATGAAATCATTCATGTCTTCAAAGTGCTGATGATCCCTGATCAGAACCATCATCTTGAGGGGATTAGAGGGGGTACTCATCCTGTACACCCATGATTCCCTTCAAGTCCACTCTCTGGACGTAAAAGGCTTCGTCGTCACTTCCCTCTGGAATGGAAGTCTCGATTCCATAGGTCCAACGACCATGTTCTACGAGGATCCACTGACCGGGCTTTAGATCGGTCTGTGTGGGACCAACCTTCCAGACTTGGCACCAGCGAGGACGGATTCCTCGGTCCTTGCCGTTGTCGTCTAGAACGATGATACCACCTTCGGTTACCTTGTCGCCTGATTCCATATTGACCACAAGAATGTGATCCTTAATGGGGCGAACGTCACCGCTGATTTTGTTGTAAACAGTGCTTGGCATGTTCGTCTCCGGTAGTTAACCGAAGTCCTTAGTCATCGCTTTTGTCTACTAGCTTGCGACCGCGTGGACGCTCGGCAAGTCCCTGGGGCATATCGGTCTCTGCCGGGTTTGCCTTGCCAGTGATACGTGCCATAGCTTCTTCAGGGGTCTCGAACATGTCAGGAAGAGCAGGTTTCAGAGAAACCTGTTGCGCACCCTGAGGATTCTTCGCGTAGTAGTCGCGTGCAATCTGTTCTCTACGGACTTCGATCTGACCGTTGGCGCCGAGAACGTCACCGCGCGCATTCATTTTACCGTTACCAATAGCCCTGCTGCTTTCATTTGCAGCGCTCAGCGCATCCATGTCGATAACGACACCGCGCATTGAGACTACCGTTTTCCTAAAACCGTTGCGAGCCATGTTGCTCCTCCTAAAACGACCCTATGTTCTTATTTATGCGTAGTTAAAACTGGGTGTTATTTGAGAAACTCATGTACGTCCAGGTCGAATTTGATGCTGTTGACGCGATGCACTCCAATAAGGTAGAGTGCGTAGCTGGCAACACTGGAGCCACGACCAACACCCCACACAATCTTATTTTCACGAAAGTGATCGATTGCGTAAACTAAAAAGCGTAGAAGCGAGACCATCCCGCGATCCTGAAACAGCGTCCACTCATAGAGCACACGTTCAATCTCTGCTTCTTCCTGACATTTCATGAGTAGATGCTCCAGCACATCCATGCTGGCATATGGTTCGGGGATAAACCATTGGCTCTGACGAGCAGCATCCCACTCTTCTACTGAAACAGCAGGTTTGATGTATTCACCTACCTGATCCTCGGGGTGATCATACTCTTTGCAGAGTGCGTTGAAGCGTGTCACGCCTGGAACAGGGTGGGCCGTCATGTCTTGCGTGAGGTGATTGCCTCGCATCAGATGGTCAATCAGACCATTGGTGTCGAAGACAACATTGCCCCACTCGTCAGATGAACGACCTTTGAACTGCATCAGTCTACCTTGCCACCTTCGATGACTCGTGGACGGAACTCCGCGCGAACCACAACATTGCTTGGAGCACTAGGATTGGCTAGCTTCTCAGCAATAAAGCCCAGACTATAAGCCCACTTAGGTGGATTATTCAAATCTGAACCTTCATCAGGAATCACATCCAGTGTGCTGGCATCATTGCGATTCCACCACTGCTTGGTGAAGAAGTTGCGCTCGCCCAGCCATTCTTCTGGACTAGGAAACTCTTCACCAGGGCGTCCACCCACAAACGTAAAGCCCATGCCGCGTGCATCAGAAGCCTCGATGTCAATACCATGGAAGTCAAAAGCATCGCCGCTGATTGCCTTGAACTTGCAGAAGATCAACTCCGCCAAGCACGCATCAGTGGGTTCTTCAGGACAGAGTACTACCGCGTTGGAAGTAACTGGTACTTCGGCGTCCATAAAGCTGTCGAGAGCCCAGTCGTTGTCAACGCAGATGATAATCGACCCATCTAGAACGTTATCAACCCAATGACCTAGTTTGGTCAACGCGGTTTCCATCTTGATCGAGTACTCCTCAGAGTCATGACCAAGCGTCGAAAGATCGGTTTTGAATTTGATGGTGGTGGGTGAAAGTTGCGTACCAATAACCCGCGTGGCCTTGAACTCAAAGCGTAGGCTGACAAACAGGTGATTAGGTAGAGTTTCTTCAAAATCGTCCATTACAGTCCTCAAATAGGACGTAGGGACCCTACCGCAGGATAGCGGTAAAAGTTGGAGAATTGCTGGCCAGCAAAACACAACCACAAGATTTGAGCAGCCCTTGTTGAGCATCCTGTTGTCGTTCGTGGTATTTAGTGTCTGAGCACCAAAACCCAACCAGTTTCCCTACGTTGTCTTTACACCATAGTGGACTGGTTGGGTTGGTGTCATTATTTTTGATCACCTTTGCCGCCGGTATATTCCTTGTGGAAAATCGGTGTAGGTAGATCCTGCGGCTTGCGAGAAGCCGGCTTGACCACAGTGCTCTTAGTATCCTCAAGTTCACTCTTCTGAGTTTTGAACTGAGGATCTGATTCAACACGGTCGGGGAACATCGATTGAAGAGCCTCGAACTGTTGCTTTTTCATGCGCTCCATTTTCTCTTCCTCAACCATCTCCAGCATCCATTCAAGCTGATTGATAATATCGGAACTTGATCCCCACATATGAGCTCTGCTCAAGTTGCGGTGTAGATCAGAAGTCTTCTCTAGAAGCTCTTCGTCCGACAGTTTAGAAAAAGAGAGAAATGGATGGTCAATCAAAGGTCACCGGTCTTTCTGTTTTCGCTCTTGGCAATCTCAAACTTGCCGCCGGGAAAGCGACTCTCAAGCTTGCGAATGTTTTCTTCCAAGACTTCATAGGGGTTGAGGTTCAAAGCCATACAGGCATTTGCCCAGTACCAAGTCACGTCGCCTAGTTCACGCTTCATATGAAACTGGTTTGCTTCATCGAATGGCTTGCCCTGGAACATAATCTTCTTCACGATTTCCATGAACTCGCCACCTTCGGCCGAAAGGCCACAGGCTGCAGTAAGTAGGCGTTCTACATTGCAACCTTGATCATACAGCTCAGACACTCGTGCAAGGAATGCATCCTTGTCTTTGCTGGGCTCGCTAGTCACGCCATCTACAAAGCGCTCGTACTCGTGAAGGAAATTCTCACTCATAGTCTTCTCC